TGATTAATAATTAATATATATTTATTATTTATTATATATATAAGCGATTTAGACCGATTTAAAACTTTATTTAGTTTAGCCTAAAAATCGATTTTTTTTTCAAAAAAGTTTGTAGAATAAATTTTAATTTGTAATTTTGCAAAAAAAAATAAAATGAAAATACTAGGAGTAGACCCAGGAACAAGTCAAACAGGATGGGTAATTTATGACACAATCACACACTCAGTTGAAGACAGTGGTGTTACAGAAAATGAAGAGTTTCTAAATTCTGTGATTGAGATTCAAGATTATGATATAATGGCAATTGAACGAATTGCAAGTTATGGTATGCCAATAGGTGCTGATACAATTAGAACTATTGAATACATTGGACGTTATTGGCAAAAGGTTTTAGATAGCAAAAAAAATGTAAGGGTTGAATTGTTTTATAAGAAAGTTGATATAAACCCGTCTATTTGTGGAAGTAATAAAGCAAAAGATGCAAATATACGTCAAGCTATAATAGACATGTTTCCTAAAACAGGAGGTGGTTCTAATCCTGCTATTGGAACTTCTAAACAACCAGGTGCGTTGTACGGTATAAGTACTCATAAATGGGCAGCGCTTGCTGTAGCTTTAACATGTGCAATTAAAAACAAATTAGTAGAAATGAAAATTTATTAGTTATGGATTTAGAAATGTTTAAATCTTATTATAAAACAGATTTTTATATGTTTTATATTTCTGAAAATATTGAAGGGGTTAAAGATGGGTTTTTTTATTATAAAAGTTTAGAACTTTTGGATAAATACAAGGAAGAAGTACAATTGTATTTTGAGGATTCTATAAATTATAAACAATTTTCAAATGAACTTTTTGAGTTAATTTTTAAAGAAAAAGATTATTTTAAATTTACTTTTAAAGATTTTGATTATAATAAAAAACGGAATTTTTTAACTTATTGTTGGATTAAAGTTCGTTTAAAAAATATTAAAAAAGCATTTGGAATTATTGCAAAGCCTTTTCCTAAAAAGAAAAGAAATTCTCATAAAGTTATTTGGTAAACAATATAAGTTATAAAAGTTGTTGAAACACATTGGTTGTCAACGTGTTATATTTATTATAAATAATTTTTTGTTGATTTTCTTGGATTTTTTATTTTTTTGTTGTATATTTGCATCTTATAAAAGTAATTTTATAGATGTGAAACTCAACAAACAACAAATAAAAAGACTTAATTTTCTTTATAAAACATCTTCAAATATTACAGAGGCAGCTAAAAAATTAGCTGTGGAATTAGGTATTTCATATGAAGATTCTTTTAGAAGAAATTGTTCTAAACTTTTAGAAAGGTTTAATGTAACAAATAATAAAATTAGAATAGAAGACTCAGAATCTTTTAAAGAGGCTTCTAAAAGAGAGCTTTCCAAAAAAAAGTATTACATTATAACTTGGGAACAAAATGAAACTCCCATACATCAAGATTTCTACAATAACATATTGGCTTATAAGAAGTTTTTAAATGCAGAGTTAAGTGTTATTTTAGGACGTTATAAAAATCCTACTTCTGTATTTGTAGACTCCAAAAATGACAATTGGAGTGAACAGACTCGACCTTATTGGGACGCAAAGGAACATAATATACATAAACATTTAAAAATACTTTCTAACATAAAGATAACACCAACACGTAAATACCCTCTCACAGGAGTTCAGGATTTAGCAGATGGTAAAACAGTAATTGTTGGACATCCTAAACTTCATTTAAAAGTAGAACCCACTCTTGCTAATTATCCTGACAGAATGATTCTTACCACAGGAGCTATTACACTTCCTAATTATACAGATAGTGCAACAGGTGTCATAGGTGAAGGTTCTCATAAATACGGTTTTGTTATAGTAGAAATACAAGACGAAGAGGTGTTTTTTGTACGTCAGGTTGAAGCAGAAGAGAACGGCTCTTTTATTGACTTGTGTTATGAAGTTAGAAATCAACAAGTTACTAAAATAGATAAGGCGTTGGGTTTAGTGTGTGGAGACACTCACTTAGGTCAGTTAAACCTCGAAATTGATAAACAAAATGATTTGATTTGTGATTATTTTAATGTAAATAACATTGTTTTACATGATGTGGTAGATGGTGAGAGTTGTAATAATCACAAGATAAAATCTCCAATAGAACAATTTAAGCGTTATGACAAGGGTGAGCATCTTATTCATTCCGAACTTGACAAGTTAACAGAGTGGGTGAGTAGTAAATTAAAATATAAACCTGTGATACCTCAAGCCAATCATAACAGTAGGTTTGATAGGATATTGGAAGAAGATTGGCGGAAAGATATACATAATGCTAAATTTTATTTAGAATTTACTAAACGTGTTTTAGATGGTGAGATTCAAGAAGGTGTTGTTTCTTATTGGTTAAAACATCATTTTGGAGATAACGTAATTACTTTAAAACATACTGATAGTTTCAAAATAGGAAAATACGAGTGTTCTCAACACGGAGATAACGGCTCTAATGGTACAAAGGGCTCTCCTGTTACATTTCGTAATCTTGGAATACCTATTGTACTTGCACATACTCACACTCCTTATCGCGCTGATGATACACTTTATGTTGGTACTAACACTGAATTATTGTTAGATTATAATCAGAAAGGTGCCAGTTCTTGGATGCATTGTAATGTTTTAATAGGTAAAAATGGTATAGCTCAACATATTATATTCAACAATTATAAATTCACAACATTTAAACTAATTAAAAATTGATTGATAGATGAGAAAATGGATTGTTAAACTTTTTGCACTTGATTACATTGTGAATGTTGGAGGAACAAAAATTAATTTTACACGTTCAGCAAATATAATTTTTCCTTCTCTTTTAGGAACAATGACGTTGAGTGCTTGTCACAGTTCCTTGTGGTGGATTGCTGCTCTGATTACTTTAATTGGAGTCTTTTTTGGATTTTTCTATTTTAAGTTTAAACCTTTAAATTCAAGTGACATTCGTTATTTTGATGATTGTCAATTGTACAGTTGGTTGGTTTTTAACAAACACCGTAATGTTCCTGAATTAAGAACTTTTAATGGAACATGGATTTTGATTGTTAATCCGATTGCTATTATGATTTTCTTATCTATTTTGATTTTGAAATTTCATTGATTATCTTTGCTAAATAAAAATTGTTGAGATGAGTTTTAATATGAATAATTGTTGTCCACCTTCACCTTGTCGACCAGAACCTTGTGGTTGCAAGTTTTTTGTGGATAGTAAATGTGTAATTTATGATGGGAGGGGTTTTAGAGTAATTAATTTACCAAAAGGTTCAAGAGCTGAACACATTTTTGAATGGATAGATGACATTTTGTATAAGTTAATGAATGATGTTTTACCATTTAGAAATGTTGGAGGCGGTGCTGAGATTTATAAGGAAAGAACAACTGATGGATGGTATGAGCTTCGTACTTTAAAATCAAAAGATGAAAAAACACTTGTTATAAAACAAGAGCCTACGTATATATCTCTTGAAAGTGCGATGCCCTCTTTAAAACGTGTTGGTAATACAGTCGAGTTGTATTTAACAACTGAAAAGGGAGAACATAAGGTTTCCACAATAGATTTAAGTGATTTTGCTGTAGCATCTCAGGATATACATGTTCAAAATGTTGAGATTGTTGGTAGTGATATTGTTTTCACTTATAATAAGGTAAAACCTCCTTTAAGAATAGATGCTTCTGTGTTTTTGGCTAATTTTTATGGTACAGAATTGAAATTAGAAGGTACTGTTTTAACATTAGTTCGTAATGGTCAGCTAACACCTTTAACTGTTGATTTGGCTTCTTTGAAAGGTGCAGGAACTGATACTTACGTAACAGACCTTCAGTTGAACAGTAAGTCTATTGTTTTAAAGCAAAATGGAAAAACAGATATAACTCTGGATTTAACTCCTGTGTTAGGAGGTGGTGGAGGTGCAGGAACTGATACTTACGTAACAGGTTTTGCATTAGATGGTAACACATTGAAACTGACACAAAACAATGGTAAGTCAGACTTGTCTGTTGATTTAAGCAAATATATATTTACAGCGGATAAACATTTGACAGGAATGGAGTTTGATAATAATACTTATGTTTTGACTGTCAAACGTTCACAAAATCTTCCAGATATAAGTGTAAATCTGTCTGCTTTTAAACCTACACAAGCAAACTTAGTTCAAAATGATAGTACAAGTAAAGAGTTTATTAAAAACAGAAACTTGTATAAAGAGGTTACAACTGATTATGTATTAACCAAAGAAGATAATAATACAAATATTTTTATTAACAACGGTTCAAATCCTGTAACTATTACAATTTCAGCAGGTGCAGGACTTACTCAAGGTTTGGAGGCTAATAATTCATACTTTGTTTCGTTTACACAAGTTGGAACAGGTGTAGTAAGTTTTACTGGACATACTCTTATTCCTGAGGGTAGAAAGCCTCAAATACAAGGGCAGGGTTATGTTGTTGGTGTAGAAGTTACTCCTACAATATCTCATTTGTGTGGTGATTTAAAACAAGCATAATAAATTTTTTTTCAAAAAAGTTTGTAGAATAAATTTTAATTTGTAATTTTGCAACCGAATTAATAATTAAAGGTTTTATGACAGCAGAATTACAAAAAAAGAAAGAAGAAATTTATTTAAATGTCTTGAAACAGTTAAATGAGACATTTGATTCTGAAAACTTTGATGAGGAAACATTAACAAATAAAATCTATCCCTCTTCTGAGGGAACTGATTTGAAAAGAACAAGTTTCACATTCAAACGTTATCTTTATAAGGGTGACCGTTTGTATGTGAAACTTCCTTTGTTTTGGGAGGGAGATGTTCCAAAAGTAGGAACTGAAATTTTGGATTGGGGATATTCTCTTACAACAATGATTAGTTGGGGAGAAACTTCAACAGAGAAGGAAGATGGTCTTAATAAATGGAAAGTTGAAATGAGAATGAAGGGTATTAACCCTGACGAGTATTCACAAGAGCGTGCTGATTATGGTACTTTAATGCACTATACTTTTTCATTGTTATTAAATGATTTTGAATTTAATAAAGAAAGTTTTGAAAAAGACTTATATAACAAGGCTGTTGAGGATAAAGTTCTAAGAAAATCAAGACTTGTTTTTATTATAGAAAAATATAGGGTTCATTTGTGGAATGCGTTAATAGGTTTTTGTAAGTTTGTATCTGATTTTGACATTAAACCTATTGCCACAGAGTTAGTCGTAATGGATAAAAATTATTTAGCGGCTACACCTGTGGATTTGTTGTGTACAATAAAAGAACCTGTTAAAATAAAGGCTTTTGTTCCAACAGGTGACGTTTATCTTCGAGATGGTAAAAATGGAATTAAGAAAGGTGACCCGAAAATGAAAGAGAAAGTTTTCATAGTTCCACAAGAAAAATTAGCAATTATAGACTTTAAGTCTGGTACTAAAGGTTTTTATGATTCTTACTATTACCAACTTAATTGGGGAGCTCATATGTTAAAAGAAACCTATGGTATTGAAGTTGAAACTCTTTTCAATTATTCTCCAAAAGATGAGATGAGTACTAAATATAAAATAAAAAAACAGACAGGTAATGAAAAATTAGATATGCTTTTGCCTTTTGTAAAAGAAACTTCTTGTCTTCATTTGATGAATAAGTTTAAAAATGGTATAGATATTTTTAATGATGAGTTGGACAAAAGTAAAGTTATAACAATGAAGTCTATAAGTTACAATAGTCAGAAAGAAGATTATAAGATTGTTGGTGATGAAGTGGTACTTGAAGATGGTTATAGTTTTAATTATAAAGATATTTTAGAAAAAAATGGCTTTACAACAGATACAGAGGGAGAAGAAGGAGAACAATGATAAGGTTTTACACACATTTGTTGAACGGTTTGGTTTAGAAAAATACACAGGTTTAAAATCACGACATACTTGTCCCTCTTGTGGCAGAAAACATAGTTTTGTATTGTATGTAGATAAAGTTACAGGAGAAAAGATAGGTGATAAATTTGGTCGTTGTAATAGAGAAATTTCTTGCGGTTATCATCTTGCTCCTAAGATGTCAGATTTACCAAAAGACGCATCATTATATGTTTCAAATAATGAAGTTAAATCAGAGTATCAAGAAAAGGATTCTGTAAATATTATTAATTCTAAGTATGTGAATAAGAGTTTGGAAGAACCTCTAAACTCTTTCACTTACTTTTTATATAATCATTTTCCTAAAGATAGTGTTGATTTAATTGTTCGTAGGTATAGGTTAGGTACTGTTGAAAAATGGAATGACAGAGCCGTTGTTTTTTGGCAGTTAGATGAGGATTTTGATTGTAGAACAGGGAAAATAATGTTGTATGACAGAAATACTTGTAAGAGAGTTAAGAAACCATATAATCATATAACTTGGGTTCATACACCAACTAAAAGTAAAGAATATGGTGAAAACAATGATTTTAATTTACAACAAGTTTTTTTTGGAGAACATTTATTAGCAAATCACGATGTTGATACATTTCATGTTGTCGAAAGTGAAAAGACAGCTGTAATATGTTCAATTAAAAACCCAAATACATTTTGGCTTGCAACGGGTGGTTTACAAAATATTAATGAAAGTCGGATGTTGCCGTTTTTAGATAAAAAATTAATATTTTATCCTGATAAAGGTAATGCTTTTATTCAGTGGGAAAATAAGTTGAAACCTTTTATGGAAGATTTTAATATAGAAATAAGTAATTTTTTAGAAAATCAACCCGATATAGAAGAAGGTGAAGATATGGCTGATTACATAATTAAAAGATTGGAGGTGAAACATGGGACTGATAACAAAAGCTGTTGATTTGGTGAATGTTGCGGTAAGACAGATTTTGAGGTATCAGACCAAAGAAGACGCTCCTATTAAGACAAGGTTTGAACATTTTAATACAAATGCACTTGGTGGGATATTTAAAGGAAATATAATAACTATTGGGGCTATCTCAGGTTCTGGTAAATCGTATGTTTTACAACAGGTAGAAGAAGATATGTTTGATAAGAGTTTGAATCCCGATTGTGATGAATATGTTCTATTACGTTGTAATTGGGAGATGACTGTTTTCAAATTACTCCTTCGTAAATTAAAACGTAAATTACATAAATCAGTAACAGATATTTTGTTTAATTCTCCACAAGGTGATGAAAAAGATAAGTTTAAAAATGTTTGTGATAGTGAAAGGTCAAATCAAATTTATTATTTGGAAGACCCTTGTGATCCGAACACTTGGTACACTGCAGTAAGAGAATTTTTGAATGAGCATAAAAATAAGAAACATGTTGTAGTTACAATTGACCATATTGCGCTGGTTCGTGATGTTTTAGGTGGTAAAAAAGCAGCAATGGATAATTTAATAGAGAACATAAATATGCTTAAAAAAGAGTTTGTAAATGTATCTTTTATTATTTTATCGCAGTTGAATCGAGATATAGAAAGTCGTACTGATATTCAAAATTTAGCACCAAAACGTTCAGATTTGTACAATTCTGATACAATTTTTCACATTTCAGACATTGTCATTGTATTACATAACCCTTTTAAATTGGGACACAATTTGTATATGAACATTCCAGGTCTCGCTACTGATTCAGAAGGAAACACTCTTGATAATCGTTATGCTTATCTTCACGAACATATGGAAAAAGTAGATAATAAATGGACTCATTTTTTAACAGCGGGTAATGTTTTTTGGCACTATCTTAAAGTTCGTGAATTAGAAGAAGGGTATTTGGACATAGCCGTTGAGCCGTTTTTATTACCTGATGGTAGAAGGTTAATAATAACACAAGACGGCGTAAAAACAAAATTTGAATCTAAACCTAAAAAGAAAAAAGAAAAGTTACCAAGTTTATTTGGAACAGAAAGTGAAGATGATGAAATACCTTATTAAAATATAACAATTGCAATGAGTTTTTCAGATAATATTTTAAATAAAAATTATAAGTCAAAGTTTATTTTAGGAGATACATTTGAGGAAATGAATAAACTTGAAGACAAATCTGTGGATTTAATTCTGTGTGATTTACCTTACGGTTTGACTGCAAATGATAAAGATAAGATATTACCATTTGATGAGATTTGGAAACATTACAAAAGAATTATAAGTGATAGTGGTACAATTTTGTTATTTGGACAGGGAAAGTTTTATGTCAGTCTTGTTAATTCAAATATTGAGTGGTTTCGTTATGACCTTGTATGGGATAAGGTTTTAACTAGTGGTTTTTTGAATGCTAAAAGACAGCCATTACGTTCACATGAACAGATTGCAGTATTTCAGAAGTATCCTTCTAAAACAACATATAATCCACAATTTACTGAAGGAAAACCTTTGCATTCAAAAGGTACAGCATATAAAACAAAAGACACAGTAAATAATAATTATGGTAAATTTAAACAAATAGAAGGTAAGAAGACAACCAAGAAGTATCCAAAATCTATTTTACAATTTTCTAAACCTCATCCTTCTGTTGCTTTACATAGAACTGAGAAAAGTTTAGAACTTTTAGAATATCTTATTAAAACATATTCTAATGTTGGCGATTTGGTCTTAGATAATACCTGTGGTTCGGGAGGTGTGGCTGAAGCATGTGTAAAATTAGAAAGATTTTTTGTTTGTATAGACAATGATTTTGAATGTATTAGGATTGCAAAAGCACGTGTTGAAAAGATAATTAAAATGTAGAAAAGAAAAAAACAAGAAAGTAAATTTAGAACTTACAAATTTGGAATTTGTGGGTTCTTTTTTTATTTTTGTTCATTAATTATTTGATAATGAACGTTACTTATTCACCTAATAACACTTCTTACTGGTTTGAAGGGGGTTCTCCTTATGGCACCAATTCTGTGTTGCCAACTCAGGCAATACCTGCAAAAAAGAAGAATGAAAAGTGGAAAAAGGCGACAATGGACGCTTTAGAGCGTATAGGTGTCAAACAATTAAAAGAGAATTTAAAATTTAAAGACTTCTATCGTATGATAGAAGGTAAAATGGCATTTTCTGAATTGAGTGAGACTTTTCCACAATTTAGAGAAATTGAAAAAGCGTTCAAAGATATGGATTTACCTTTGAACATAAAACACTACGATTTAACAGGTCGTCTTATAAATCTTCTTGCAGGTGAACTTGTACAAAATACAGATAAATTTTCAGTTGTAACAGATGATGAGATTTCAGAGAACGAATATGTAAGAGAAAAAACTGATTTGTTACAAAAGTATGTTAATGAATTATTTCAAAAAGAATTAAATGTTCGTTTGTTAAGAGAAGGAATTAATCCTAACCCTTCTGAGTTTGATTTTGAAACACCCGAACAAGCAGAACAATATGCTCAAGAAATAGAGAAAATACGCATAGAAAAAACACCTGAAGAGATAGAACAATATATGAATAAGACTTGGAAGGTTGCAGCTGTTGAGTGGGCAGAACATACTTTAGACCAAGATATCATACGTTTTTCACAAGATGAAAAAGATAGAAACGAGTTTATTGATTTTTTAGCAACAGGACGCTGTTTTCGACATTTTCGATTAGGTTATGATTTTTATCAACCTGAGACTTGGTCTCCTTTGAATACTTTTTTTTCACAAGATTTGGATACAAAATATGTTCAAGACGGTGAGTATGTTGGTAGGGTACATTTTTACACACCAAGTCAGGTAATTAATAAATACGGACATCTTTTAACTCAAAAAGAAAAGGAAACATTAATGAAATCTGACTCTTATTCTGAACAATTACAAAATTCTGAGTATGGAAATAAGGGTCAAGATGTTGGTAGTAATAAAAATTTATTTCAATTTTATAGTGGTGTAGAAATTCTTCCTTTTGAACAATATCACGAATACAATATGTTTTTAGAGTTACAGGAAAACTCGGGTGAACCTATGGGTCGTGCTATTTTCAAGGATAAAGATGGTGTAGAACGTGAAGAAAGAGTTTTCCTACCTTCTATAAATGACTTTAATTCTTATTCTTTAGGTCTTGCTAATATAATTCGTAGCGATTTAAATTTACGAGAAGATCTAATTCAAGTGACAGAAGCCTATTGGATTTCTTATGAGTTGATAGGTTTATTGACATATGAAACAGAAGAAGGAAGGGTTACACAAGAAATAATTTCAGAGGAAATTCTTCCAGATTTCTTGAAAGAAAAGAACATAAAACAAATAAGAAATAGAACTATAACGGAGGCTGAAAATAATCCTGAAACTAATACGGTTGTTTGGGATTATATTCCTGTTGTTTATCAAGGAATAAAAATAAATCAACGTAATACAAGATTAGAAAAGTCGTTATATTTACAAGTTGGGGCTACAGAATATCAAATAAAAGGAGATAGTAATATTTATGATGTTAAATTACCTGTTGCTGGTATTGTGGATTATTCATATGCAGAAAAAATATTTCCATTTCAGGTAGCTTATAATATAGCGTTGAATCAGATTCGTGAGTTACTGGCCAAAGAAATAGGTTCATTCTTTGTGTTTGACGTTCAATATTTACCTTCTGAATTTAAAGAATGGGATAGTACTAACAAGACATTATTGCATATGCACAATCTTGTTAAGTCAACAGGGTTGATGGCTGTTGATACTTCTAAACAAAACTTAGCAGGAGGTGGAATGTTTAATCAGTTTAGTGTTCAAGAATTAACATACACTAATCAGATAATGGCTCGTTTTCAAATGGCTGAATATTTTAAACAAATGGCTTATGAACAACTTGGAATTAATCCTCAACGTTTAGGTCAATCTGTAAAATATGAAACGGCTGAAGGAGTAAAACAATCACAAGACGCTTCTTATGCACAAACAGAAGTTTTGTTTGATAAATTTTCTCAGTATAAAAAGCGTATGTTAGAAATTCATTTGAATATTGCACAATACGCTCAACAAAATGATAAGGATATAACTGTTTATTATACTAAATCTGATACTGAAAAGGCATTTTTAGAATTTTCAGACCCTTATTTTCAACTACGTAAGTTTAATATTTTAGCAACAACTTCATCAAAACAACGTAAGGAACTTGAAACAATACGTCAGTATTTCTTGAATACAAACACGATGGGTACAGATGAGTTTGCGGTTGCTAAGTTGTTTACTTCTGATACAGTTGTGGAATTGATAGAATTTGCTCGTAAAGAACGTCTTCGTAGGGAGCAAATACAACAACAAGAACAACAAAATCAAATGCAATTACAACAACAACAAGCAGAATTGCAAGAACAATCCGCTCAAAAAGAATGGGAAAGAAAAGAGTATAGTAATCAAAAAGACCGTGAAAATGCAATAAAGGTTAAGATTATTGACGCTGCAGGTAGAGCTGCTGATAATAATGCAGATGAAGCTCAGATACAAAAAATAAGTGCTCTTGGTAATACCTATGTACAGCAAGAAAAAGCAGCTGCTGATATTAGACTCAAACAACAACAAATAGAAATAGACGCTGAGGATAAAAAAGAAGATAAACGTTTACAGTGGGCTAATTTGGACAAAGAACTTGCTCAGTTAGAACAACGAAAAAAAGAAGATGATACTAAACGTTTTGTAGCAATGATTAATAAAAATTAAAGTGATAATAAATTTTAAATTTATCAATAAATTATAAATTTATAAATAAGTTTGAAATTTATTCTTTAATCTTTTTTGTAAGTTTTTGTATAAAAGATATTTACAAAAATTTATTACGTTTGAATTTGACTAACAATTTAATAATTTTGCGATATGAATGTAAGTGAAACCAATGATAATGTAGGGCTTTCCATTGGAGAATTGGGCTCTATTGATGAATTTCTTGGGCAGTTGGAAATGCCAGAAGATGAATTTAAAGTAACGCCTCCTTCGGTTGATACAGACAACATTGTTGAAACGTTGAAGAACAATGAGGATGAAGATACTCCAAATACAGTTACTATAGAAGAAAATAAAAAAGAGGAGAAAGAAGATAAGACTTCAGAAGAAAATGTTGATACTAAAAAGGTAGAGGATAATAAAAATGAAGAAAACTCCTCAGAGGAGAAAAAAGAAACAGTAGAAGGCGTTGAAGAAGAAACTTCTAATTCTAAGTTTTACAAATCAATTATTTCTGACTTGGTAAAAGAAGGATTGTGGGAATCATTTGATGGTATAGAAGATGAGAATGGAGAAGTTATCCCACTTGACCAAGTTAATATAGATAAAGATGTTTTTTATTCTATAGTTGCTTCAAAAATAGAAGAAATTAAAAGTAAGGCTTCTGAAAATAAAATATCTGTTGATGGTGTTTCTGATTTTATGAAACGAATGATTGAACTTGAAAAAAAAGGAGGAAATGTTCGTCAAGCAATGGAAACTTACAATGCTCTTACAAATCCAATTGAAGCTCTTGATTTGGAAAAGACAGAAGACCAACGTAAAATGGTTTGGTTACGTTATAAACTTGAAAATAAACTTGATGACCAAACAATTACTGACATCATAGTATCAAGAGAAATGAGTGGTAAACTTGAAGAGACTGCAAAACAAGCTAAATCTCAGTTGGAGAAAGCAGCTGAAATGCAATTACAAAATCTTGAACAACAAGCAAAAGAAAGACAACAAAAAGAAAAAGAAGAGATAAAACAGTATCGTGCTGATTTGAACGATATTCTTAACAAAGAGTTCAAGTTGAAAGATTCTACAAAAACTCGTTTACTTGATTTGGCAACAAAAAGAGATAAAGAAGGTCTTTATGGAATAGATTATTTGTACAAACAGGCAATGGAAACCCCTGAAAAGGCTACTAAGTTGCTATTGTTTTTGACAAATGAAGAAGAATACAATCAACAAATTTCAGAAAAAAAAGTACGTGAGGGTAAAATTAACACAATGAAATCAATTCGTTTAGTTCCAAAAGGCAAGGGTTCTAATTTAAGTGTACCTTCTCAAAATAAAGAGAGCAAAGAAGATAAGACGTTTGATCCAATGTTGTTATTTCCAAGTTAATAATTATAACAATCCTTTATTAAAAGTTGTCATTCTTTAAAATAAAGGTAAATTACTTACTAAATAAATTTAAAAAGATTAAAATAAAAAGATTATGACTGACACCAATATTCAAAACTTAAACCAAGTGGTTAATGGTGATAGGGTGGTACGTTTGACAAATTCTGAGAAGATTTCAGTTAATCAGAATTTTCTAGACATGGCAACATTGTCGTCTTGGTATCACCGTGACCCAAATAAGAACCACTTAGGTCTTATTAACCTTTATAGTGGAATGGCAAAACAGCCAATACCTTCTTTGAAAACAGCAATTGAAACAGGGGCTGTTCTTAAAGTAGATGGTGTTGGTGGTCGTTTCTCTTATGATGTACCTGTAGTTAAACCTTATAGTAGTAGAACGAATAAAGATACTTCTACTATGTACGATCAGCCAGGTTTTAATGGAGGAATTTTCTACATTGGACTTGACCAAAAATATAATCCAGGCGATGTTATTACATACGATTCTGTTTATGGGGAACAAGCTGTGGTTTCTGAAGACGAACAGATTTATATTGAAGGTGATGTTTGGATGCACCCTGTTAAGTATGTAGGTGGTGAACTTGGTTATTTTCCTCCTGATAAATTGGTAGCTGGAATAGAATACTTTAAAATCGGTCACGTTCTTGGTGAGTTTTCAACACAGTTTTCAGGTATTCAAACTCCTGGTAATGTTGGTACAATGACATTAGAGTTTGAACTTGGTAACCATAGAGGTGTCGAAACAGCAGTTACAATGTATGCTGGTATGAAGACTCTCGGAGACGCCAAACAACGTAGTATTGCTTGGTTGGAAATGTTGAAAGAACAATATTCAACAGAAGACCTTAATTTTAAAGACAACGACATGTTTGTTGTTTATAAAAAATTACCTGACGGAAGAGCCACTGACGCATACCTTGCTGAAACTTGGGAATATCTAGTGGGTATGGAGTTGATGAAACTTGAAGCATATCAAAATTATTTCCAAAAGGGTGCTTTAATTAAAGATATTAATGGTACTAAGCGTTTGAATGAAGGATATGTACATCAACTACGTAGAGGATTTAGAATTACTTACTCTAAACCAGGAGGAATAACTCGTTCTATTTTCCGTCAAATTTCAAGTTTCTTGTTCCGCAATAGTTCAATTCCTATACATGAACGTAGAATTAAACTTCGTGTGGGTTATATGGCATACCTTAATGTAATGCAGTTGTTCAAAGATGAAGCTCTTGCTTCTATTCATGGTATACAACCACTTATGAACGAAGTTAAAGGTTTACCAGAGTCTCCTATTAAAGGTAAGGATTTACAAAACTTAACAATAGAACCTGTTCGTTTTGTAAGCGTTCCTTTTGATGGAATTGGAATCGTTGAAGTAGAACATGACCCTACATTAGATTATCAACATTTGACTGATGTAAAGGAAAGAGGTTTCTTTGCTGATGGTTATCCTCGTACTTCGTTTATGATGATAATTGATGATGCTCAAAGTCCTCGTTTTTCAAACGCTGAAAATGAAATAGCACGTGGTGTTAAACGTGTTACAACTCCTGATGGAAAATATAATACCAACGCTAATGTATGGAGAATAGAACCTAAAGGAGCAAGTTTTTGGTATGGTCGTAGAGAAGGACGATGGAGTTCTCGTGGTGGCGAAATATTGAGTAGTATGAACACAATGGGAGAAGAATTTTTTGCTCATTCTGTTAGTGCTGTTTGGTTGAAAGACAAGTCACGTACTATTATAGTAGAATTAGATTAAAAATATTCACTTATTCACTTTTAAGAGGGGGTTTTCATTGCCCCTATAAACCCCCTCTTATTTTTTTAATAAAAACAACAAAATTCAACATAATAATGAAAAATACAAAATCTGATAATATTGTTGCTTCAGTTAATGGTCTTGATATTAAGGAAGGAGCAATTTACAAAGTTTTACATAAACCTGATAGTACTGGATTAGATGGTTATGCACAAGAGGGAGCAACTAAACTTCCTTCTGAGGGTGTAATGGAAGTATTTCAGTGCAAGTATGTAATGACTGACCCTAATAATAGAACAGGGGTGTGGGATACAGGTTTTTATCCTGAGTCTCCTTGTTATGCGAACATTGATGAAAAAGAAGCTAAAGTGATTGTTAAGGCTTTGAAGGATAATATCGTAACACCTTATGAGCGTAAGTACGGTGTAGGTATTCTCAGTCATGAAAATGATACTTTTTGGAATGCAAAATATTTTGTATTAGAAGAAGGTGGTGTTTTCGATATGTCAAATGTAGAACAACGATTAACTTTGTATATGGCAATGCGTAACAGAAAACTCACTCCTTCTGATAAGATAAATGACGCTTCGTTTAGAGGTAGTTTTTATTGTATTCAAGATGTTAACAAGGTTCGTAATCGTAATATAGACAGAATGGCAGACGAAATGAGAGCAGGTTCAATGTTTACCACTCTTGGTAAAACAAATCAAAATCTTCTTAAGGCTGTTATGAGTTATGTAGGTTTTGCTGCATTTAGTGCTGATTCTGATGAAAAAACACGTTTAGGAATGTTTGGTAATTGGCTTAAAAGTGACGCTAACAATGTTTATAAGTTTTTAGAAGCAATAGATTTGTCAGAGGATAAAGCTAATTCAGATGTTTTGTTTATTTATTACAAGTTACCTTTAGCTGTAAAACGCAAAATTATTGAACGTGAACAAGGTGTGTATGTTTATAAAGGTGAACTTCTTGCAGGTGATTTGAAAACAGTTGCACGTCGTATAAACAGTACACCTGAATTTGAAGATTTGAAACTTGAAATACTTGAACTCGAATAATAATTTTAACATAAACTAAAATGAATATAGGTACAGCCTACCTTAAGTTCCTTGAAAAAGTGAATAAAAACTATACAAATGATAACATTTCTGTGGATGTTGGTAGGTTTGTGTCTTTATTTAACGCAAAACAAATTCGTTTTTTAGAGTATGTTTTAGAAAAAAGAAATGAAGACGACATTCGACATATACAGAAGATGTTAGTAAAGGATGAATCGTTGGAGTTTTTAAGAAAGAAGTTAAATCATTGTGATTTTAAACTACCTTCTAATTTCTTTTCCTTTGTAAATGTACAAGCTAATGCTGATGAAGGTTCTTGTTCTTCAAATAGAATAAACTTGTGGGAGATAAAAAATGAAAACATTCATGAACTTTTACAAGACGAATACAATAAACCTTCGTTTAAATGGAGAGAAACCTTTTATTCTTTTGCAGATGATACCATTGTAATTTATGTGGATAACTTTACAATATCAGAAGTATTTCTTACATATTATCGTTATCCTAAAAAAGTAGATATGAATGGTTATGTTAAAGAAGATGGTAGTTTTTCTACTAACATAGACCCCGAATGGGATGATAAAGTAGTGGAGCGTATTATAGAGTTTTGTGTAGCGGACTTTGACATTAACAACGATGATTTACAACGTTATCAATTAGATAATGTTAGAAAAATATCAAAATTTTAAATTTTTTGTAAATAAAATAAATAAAAAATTATGGCAATACATAAACCTTATGACCGTTATCTTGTTTCAACAGGAGCGGTGAAAACAGAAGGTGGTTCTGTAAATCTTGCTTACGGGCAGTTGGGTATTTTTAAAGTAGATACTAAACATAACAAACAAGGTTTGGAAGCTCTTTCAATTTTTAAGAACCTACCTAAAAAACAAAAAGTGGAAATCCAAGTTGGTAACAATACAGCTTATAAGTCTTCTACTTTCCCGTTTGAAATTGGGAAAATAAGAAATTTACGTGTTTCAGCACCACAAAAAACTGAACAAACTGTAGATGAAGTAATTATAGGTTATAATGGTATTGATGATAATACCGCTATGGAATTTGGTGTTGGGGAAGTTAAGAATATTAACCTTCGTTTTTATGGTGAAAAAGTGGGACAGATTGGATATCCTCAAGCCTTTGTTGATTTGACACTCCCTCTTGATTCTGACCGTTGTTCTTATTATCCAAAAGACCAAAAGTGTAAACCTTGTAATGAGTGTAACAAAGTACCTGCACTTCCTGTTTTACTTGCGGGATTACAACGATTTTTAAATACTCCTCTAAAGGGCGGTGTAAAGGTTACTGATTTAGCAGATTTCACTGTTATTAAGAAATGTACAGGTGGTGTTACTCCTGATAAAGTTAAATTTGATTTTTATGAAATGTCTATACTTGACAGTGGTACATTAGAAGCCTTATCAGCAGTACAATCTCAATATCCTTCTGTTAAAGTTGTTCGTAAAGGTCGTAAAGAAAACGTCACTACCTATCAGTTTGTACAAAAGGAAGCATCTCCTGCACCTGCTAAATTTAAACGTGGTATAAACAGTTTCATTAAGGGTTGTAAAGACTGTGAAAGTCCTGTTTGGAAAGCAGTTCAAGGTGGATTCTTATATACCGTTTCTTTGACAGAGGATAACGCTGAAACTGATATTAAAGCTATTGATGATACTGCAAAGGTTGGTGTTGTTCAAGAATCTGTTGTAAAAGGTGGGGTTACTACTGAGGGTCTTTTCACTTATACCTTCATCGCTTATAAAGAGTTGAAAAAGGAAAAGTTAGATGCTTTTATTGAAAGTAAAAAAGATAAATCTGTTGTAGTTTCTCTTATTGGAACTGTAGCTTCTGTTTGTAAAAATGAAACAGTTTCTGAGTTTGATTGGAAAAAGGTTGGTACTTGCGATGCGATTGAACAGACTTATATAATAGACCTTCCTGATACTAAATGTGGTCAAGACCGTCTTGATGAGTTGAAAGCTCGTTTTGGGGAAGAAGTTAAAAAAGCAGACCCTGAAGTAAAAGGAGGTTGTCAAACACGTTATGAAATGAATGTTCTTTCTAACATTGTTTGTCCTGATGAATGTAGTGATGAAATTTTTGCAGGTCTTTATTCAACAGAAGCACCTCAAACTTATGATGGACGTACTTGGGTTCTTAAAAAAGAACTTGATTTGGGTACAGATTGTAAAGTTGGGTTGCGTATTAAAGGTAAACCTTTTGCAATTTATCCTTCTGAAAACTTCCGTGAAGAACTTGGATTTACAGAAAGTTCTGTGGGTGTAATGGTTTCAGGTGGTTATTCAAATGATATTCCTGAAATGGCATTTGATAATCGTCAAACTCCTTTCCACGTAGAATATGTTACTCGTCAAGCTCCACGCACACACGTGGGAGGTAATATGTGGCAGTATGAAAGAATGGGTCGTACTTTCTTTACAGGTTCAGAAGAACATACTGATAACATTTCTAAACTATTGCTTGGTGAACAATCATTGTTCCCTGCAGGTGCTCAGCTTTTGGATTATGTCATTGAGGTTGAAAGAGAAACGTTTTCTCAATCATTTGCTCAAAAGTATAATGAAAGCATAGAATACCACATATTGGTTCAAATTGGCAAACATAAAGAAATTGAAAAATTGTTGAATTTGTTGGTTTCTGCTAACGGAATAGACCCCGTTCGCGCTCTTGCTGAGTAATCGGTAAAGACAAAAATAGGAAAGAGGGGTAAAACAAACCCTTCTTTCCTTATTATTTCTAATTAAAAACACAATACACATGACTAATCAACAATTTGAAATTATTTGTCACAATCTGAATTGTCTTTCAAAGGGAATTAGTTCGATTCCTGGTGGAGGCGGAGGAGGTAGTGGTCAAAACTACAACCAAAAATTAGATTCAATCATAACTCAATTAAACAATTCAGTTTCTAAATCTGATGAAGTTCTTACAGAAGTGAAGAAAGTCACTACAGAGGTAACAAAAGCTACTACTGAGATTACAAAAGGTTCACAGGCTGTAACAACATCTTCTCAAAAAATTTCAGAAATGAAAACATCTGTTGATGGATTAGTTACTAAAACATCAGAGTTAATTGAGTTACAAAAGGAAACAAACACTTCACTTACTACTCTTGGGAATGGTATAAGGGAAGTTAAAGAGGCAATTAAGGATAATAAAGATAACATTGTCAGCAAGTTAGACAAAGTTGTAGAAAAATTAACAGAATTAATTGGAAAATTCCCATAATATTACTAACTTTGCACGCATAAAATGACAGTTCAAATTTCTTTAATTGGAGAATATTTTTATAAAATGCTATATGCTAAAAATGGAGCATTAGCAATTTTCTCAGCTTTATTTAGCTCAATTAGTGTTACAGAAGCCTTTTCGGCTTTTCAAGGTTTTGATAAAGCACACATTCTTTTACCTTTAACTGTAGAAGCGGTGTTTATATTTTTGTTTATGTTATTTACATCTGTAGATATGATAACAGGTATATATGCTGCTAAACGAGTTAATAAACAGAGAAGTAATCCTTTACCAAAGGTAGTACAATCGTTTAAGTTGTGGCGAACTGGTTGGAAATTCTTTTCTGTAACTATGGTTACAGTTGCTCTTACATTTTTGGCTTTGGTTGCAGAACTTGCAGGTTCAAGTTGGATGTATACCGCCTTTTTGTGGGTTACTGTTTGGTTTTGGATAATTGTAATAGGTTTTGAATGGAAGTCTATTGGTGAAAATATAGAAAGAGCGTCTGGTGATAAACCCGCTATTTTTAAGTTTTGGGATAGACTTTTAAATGTATTACAAGTTGCTGGATTAAGACGTGTTTCTAAAACAATAGCAGGAGAAGATGTGGATATAGAAGAACCAACAGAAGAAGTAGTAAAATATACAAAAGATGAACAAAAAGTTTAAACGGATAGTGTTGGATTTTGGGCATGGTGGTTTGGATAGAAACGGAAAGTATACAACTGACCCTAAAATCGGTAAATTGCATAAGTTTCCAAACGGGGATATTGCTTATGAGGGTGTGATTAATAGATGGCTTGGAGAAGCTATTGTAAAGGAATTGCGTTTACAAATTCCTGATTTAGAAAGAGTTTTTACAGTGCATTATACAGATTCGGCAGATGTTCCACTTGATAAACGTGTAGCAAAAGCAAATAGTTATGATGCGTCTGAAACAATTTTTGTTTCAATACACTGTAATGCTGCTAATTCCAAAGCTCGTGGTTTTGAAATCTATACTACTAAAGGACAGACTGATTCTGACATTTTAGCTGAATGTATTGCCAATGAGGTTGAAGTGTTATATAAGTCGCTTGGTTTAAACTTGCGTTTTGATAAATCTGATGGAGACAAGGATAAAGAATCAGATTTCTATGTTTTACGTAAAACAAAATGCCCAGCGGTGTTGTTAGAAACATTATTCTTTGACAACGCTGAAGATTTTAAAGTTCTTCGTAATCCTAAGTTTCAAGAAGATTATGCTAAAGCTGTAGTGAAAGGAATTAAAACATTTATTAATAAAGAAAGCTAAGATTTAGGTTTCAATATAAAATGAAAAAGACTCTTTACAATTAGGTAGGAGTCTTTTTTTTATTTCTAAACTTATTGATTTTGTTATTTATAAAATATTTTATATCTTTGTGCAATGAAAGAAAAATAATTCTTTACTAAACAATTTTAAAAGACTAGTTAATGGAACGAGTTATAAAATTAAGAAGGTTTGGGAACGGAGATACTATTACTAAAAGTAATACTCAACAAACTCCACCTCCGCCTAAAAAACGATTTGGTCGTGCTTATACCACATATAGACCTTTAACTACTGCCGAGAAACTTGATGTTGCTCGTGGAGCGTTGGGAGTTGATGTAGACCCTTCTTTAACAGAAAATGGTCAGATTTTTGATTTGTCAAGACCTGTTACTGAGATTTATATGGAAAAACCTGCACCGTTTGATTTGGGTGCGTATGCAAAAACAGGTTATTTCCAACAAGAGTATGACCCTTTAACAGAAGGTTATAGAATTTATCCTACTTCTAAGTTTGTTTTTGACAAAGGAGCTTATGAAGATATGATGAGTAAAATTTTGTCTTTACCTCAAAATAAAGATAAACGTTTCATTTCTTCATATGGTTATAAACCTCAGATGAAAAGAGGAGGTCTTTTTAGTCCTGCTGAACTTGCAGAAATTGAAGAGATGGGAAAGTATTTCGGGGGCTTTTCACAAAATAGTAATGAAGAGCTCCCTGAATTTGCCTTTGGGGGTAAAAAAAAAAGAATTTCTGAAACGGTAGATAACAGTGATTTAGAGGAAGAAATGATAGTAAGTGGAGCATTGATGAATCCATCAGTGCGTCCACTATCTCCTATTGTAACAACAGGTGTTAATAATCAACAGATACCTAATTATGCAGGTGACTGGGCTGCGAATCGCGTTTTTAACGGTTCAATGTTAGATGGTAGTAATACTTATAGTAATTTAGATGGAACTCTTCCTATAACAAGTCAAGGATTAGCTCCTTTACCTGTACAAGGTGTTAGTAATCAACCCGTTCCCAATTATAATCCTGATTCTAACTGGGTTCGTCCGAGCTATTTTAATGGTCAAATAATACAAGGAGATGGAAGTTATTCTCAGTATGATGAGCAAGGTAATCCAGAAACAGTTTGGAAGAATGGAGAGGAGGGAATGTATGATGAACAGTCTCAGGTAAGTCAGACCAATCCTTATGATATGATAGGTGCAGGATTGTCAATTGCGGGTGCAGATATTGATATGGAAGGAGCTCTTTTTCAATTAGGACAATCTTTGAATTTTAATGCTGACAAATATGCTCCTGAATATAAAAATGTTGCAAGAGCGGGTAATATAGCTCGTTTGGTAGGTGCTGTTGGAAAGTCTGTGTTGGCAGGTGCTCGAAATATAAATGCAGGAATGGGATATCAGAATCGTATGCAAAATTATAAACAATGGTATGATTCAAAAGAAGCTGAAAGAGCTAAGGGTAAATATCAAGTAGCAGAAGATGGAGGACTTATTCAATATTTGGCGAATGGTGGAAAAGTTGATGATATTTATCCTGAAATGTTAATTTCTGGTAATTATACCACAGGGGTAAAATCAGACCAACCTGCTAATGCAGAAGTTGAAAATGGAGAATATTTGCAAAATCCTGATGGTTCTGTACAACAAGTTGTAGGAAAATCTCATGAGAACGGAGGTGAAGCAATGATGTTGGAGGAAGGAACTAAGGTTGTTTCAGATAATCTAAAGATAGGTAAAGAATTATCTAAAGACATAAATTCTAATTTTGACCTTAAAACAAAACCAACAGATACATATGCTACAGTTATTGATAAATTCAAAAAGAAGAATAAATTTTATGAGTTAGAGAAGGAAGAAGAAGAGCTTTTGAAAAAAGCTGAGAAGAATGAAAATGTTAAAAGTGCTTCTACTAAGTCTTTGAATAAGGAACGCATTTCAGAAGAGTTAAATGAATTAGATGAACAAAAGGCGGAAATGCAAGAAATGCTTTCTCAATTTACAAATTATATATTTCAAGCTCAACAACAGGCTAAAGGTGAATACAACGCTGTAGGTGATGCTGTTCCGACTGAACAATATTCTCCAACACCTGAAGAAACACAGATGTTACAAGATGAGTTGTCTCAACAGATGGGTACTGTTACAGCTGATGAAGATGTTAATAATCAACAACACGAACAACAGATAGGTCAGAGTATGTCTCTTGGTGGTTTAATAGAAGACCCTCGATTTATAAATCTTGTAAAACAATCAGGATTGTCTCCTGAAAGAGCAAGAGAATTGTATAGTTCTTTTAAAGACGGTGGTTATGCGGGGTTACAGAAATTTGCAGATGGTGGTAAACCTAAGAGGGAAACCAAGAATTTACGTGTGGACTCTCCTTATTTGATAGAACGTGCAGAGAAAGACCCTGAATTTGCTAAACAGTTGGCAACTTTCTTTAAATATATGAGGTTAAATCCATATGCTTTGGTTGAGCGTGATACACAACATTATAATAAAAATACTAACTTGTATGGTGGAATAGAGGATACTGTTAATAATCGGATGAATTGGCTTTATAATAAAAATGAAGATTTGCTTGATTTTTATGAAGACAATAATGGTAAAAAACGTATTAAGAAAGGTCAAGAAGGGGCTTATCAGAAGAAATATGCAGAGCTTTCTGACAAACAGGTGAAACGTTTAGTTGAAAAAGGTTATTGGACACAACAACAGGCTGATTTGTTTAAAGATTATATCTCTTTTATAGACAAACAAGATACAGCGCGTGGGTTTGATGCTAAGGTTGGTGATTTTACATCTTCTCGTTCTTTTTTAGGTATTCCTATTTTTAAGACAGAAGAAGAAAAGAAGATAGCAGAAGATAAGGGTATTTTTACTTTAAAACAATTTAGAAAGGCTTGGGAAAAAGATAAAGATGGTCTTATTAAAGCGGGAATTAGTCAAGAATCATTTGATAATGCCAAGAAAGAGTTGGAAGAAAACGGAGATTTAGATATGGGAATGTATTCTTTTGACAAACCCACTCCTGAACCAACACCTGAAAATCCTGCTCCTGAACCAACACCTGAAAAAGAAAAAGGTAAACCTGTTACGTTTGACAATCCTTCAAGAAGGGCAGTAGACACACCGTTTGATTATTTGTTGTTTCCTGACCAAACACCTTTAACACCTGACGGTATTGTTCCTCATTTGATGGTTGATAGAACGTATGAAAGGTTAGACCCTGTTAGAATAAGTTATGAACCTCAAATGGTGGAAGGTCAAAGACAACTTGCACAGTTACAAGATAGTGTTGCAAGCCTTCCAGAAACAGCAAGAGCTGCTGTTCTTTCTAATGCTATGGCTACCACTCAACAAAATTTGAATAATGTAATAGGACAAACACAACTTGCGAATCAACAAAACGAAATGCAGACCGAACAGTTTAATATCGGTCAGTCTAATATGGAGGAAAATGCAAGAGCTCAAGATTTGTTGAACTTTGAACAACGTCAGTTGATGGCTTATGAAAACACAGTAAGAGACTATAACGATTGGTTTGAAAAAGTTCAGAATAATCGTATGAGAGAGTGGGAAACTCGTAACAGAATGGCTCAGGTGAACCAATTAACTGATAATTATAAAACAGATATTTTTGGTAGAACAAGAGAAATAGATACAGGAGAACGTTGGAATAATAACGGATTTGCTTTGGATTATGAACGTTTATCAGCAGAGATTTCTAAAAGATTAGCCGAAGCTAAGTTGGCAGAAGAAAAGGCAAAAGCTCTTGCTGCAAAACAAGAACATGAAGCAAGTATGTCTATTGTAAAAGGGGCTATTGGTAAATACAACAAAAAAGGATAAGGAATGGCAAGTGCATACGGACACAGACGAGAATATAGGGAATGGGTAAATCCATACGATGTTCAGTTGACAGCTCAGATACAAACATATCGTCAACAAAAACATGATGCTAATTTTGAGAAGATACAAAATCTTTTAGATCAATATGGTTCTATGGATTTACTTAAAGATACCGATAAACTGTATTTATATTCTCGTCTTCAAACATTAACAGATAAAATAAATCAGAGAGGTACAATGAAACTTGACTCCAATGGGGTTACAAGAGAATTGTCTAATATTGTTAAACAGGCTGTTGATGCAAATGTTATTACAGCCTACCAAATGACACAACAAGCAAAAGGTACTATTAATGATATTGCTGAAGCTAAGAAATTGGGTGCAAAAGGAGGTTATTCTGAAGTGAACGAAGCCGAAGCAATGGAACCTATAAACACATGGATGAACGATGGAAAAGTAGGTAGTACATTTGTCAATAGAGGTTATAAAAAATATGTAGATTACAAAAAAGAGCTTCAAGATAAAATGACAGAGTTATATAAAGACTCTGAACAAACTATAGATATACCTGTTGAAGGAGGAAGGTTTAAAAGAACAACAGTTAAAGGAATGACGCCTTCTGAAGTATCTCTTTATGCTTCTACTTTGTTAAGTGACGAAGGTAAACAACAACAACAGTTGGACGCAAAGTGGAGAATATACAAACAAAGTACACCTGAACAATTAGGTGCTTCTTTTAATCAAAGTCTGGACGGTTCTATTTCTGAGTTAAAATCACAGTTGGAGAATGTTAAAGACAAAAATTCAACAACCGCTGTTTATTTGAAAGAAAATATTGATATGTTAAATTCTGTTAAAGACAACTATCGTATTTTAGATACAGACACTGAAGAAGTTCGTCAGCAAAAAGGGTTGGCTCAGGCTAATTACTTACAACATAATGCTGATATGAATGGTTTACAAGCTATGTATCGTATGAAAACCATCAAAGAAACTTACGAAACAGACCAAGCCTATTGGAATCAAGCAAGAATGAATTTTGATGCTGAACAAAGAGGTTTGGATAGGGCTTTAAAACGTGAACAAATGGAGATAGATTTACTTAAAGAAGGTTTACGTTATAATGCTAAAACAGGACAGTTGGAATCTGTTGATGGGGCAGGTGTTCCGTATGACCCTGCTATCAATAAGGCTACTGCTGATAATACTTCACTTGATACAAATGATTTACGAAACGCAGTAGATGTATTTCAAAACCGTTTACGTAATCTTATTAATGAATCTGATTCAACAGTCGACGATTTAATAGCTAAACTTCCAAAAGAATTAAAAAGTAATTATTATAATTATTATAAAGATAATAGTGGAGAACCTAATAATTATGTAAGAAAAAGAGTTGCGTTGGAATCTGTTATAGCGGATAAGTTTACAAAAAAAGACCGTTTGACTTTTAAAGATGAGCTTCGTAAGATGAGTGATAATAAAGCTCGGTTAGACGCTTGGTGGAAAAAAGATAGAGAGGTTACACTAAAAGCGTCTGATGATATTGTAAGTCTTTTGATTAGTAAAATACCTGACTATCAGTCTTTATCTGATAGAGAAAAGACAAGTAGGTTGATGTATCAAGTTCAAAGAATTGGAAGTGATAATGTGACTTTGAGTAATGTAGATAAAAAAGCATTGATTAGGGTTGCAATGACGGAAGGTGGGAAAAAGAACATAAATGAAAATGATTTTATGAAACTAACATCACAAGGAACTGTTTTGACCAATAAAGAGTGGCAAGACATGTTTGTGAAATATCCTTATTTAAAGGGTGTGTTGGGATTAAGTTATGGTAATTATCCTATCAAACCAGTTAAAAGAAATGAAAGAGGTCTTGTAGAATCTGTTATGGTTAACTTTTATGCTCGTGAAGGTTCAGACAAAAGCGGAGATGATTATTTCACTTCAATGGGTTTAAAAAATTATACAGCTGAGCGACTTTCTAATTTGTACTATCAAGGGGGTACGACTTCCTTTACAATGCCTACATTAACTTCGAAAGAACGTGAAAAGAGTCCTACTTGGGCTTTTGTTTCAAGTGTTATAAATAATGAAAATAATGTACAACCTCAGATTCTTCGTAATGGAGAAGTGATAAAGTTAGGTAATGATGACGCAAGTAATAAAATAAGAGACGATTTGCGTAAACGAGCTAACGATGGTGCACCTACAATAACTTTTAATAAAGGAGATAAATTTTTAATACAAATAGATGGTTATGAGATTGTAGGAGACATGTCAAAAGCGTTTGATTTTGCAAGTAGAGATGGAATGGAAGCATTTAGAAATGTTGTCTATATGAATTATAATGAAAAGGGAGGTTTAAAAGAAAAACCTCTTCCTATTAATTCTACTGTAAAATTAAATGGTGTTGAAGATTACCGAAATGAGGATTTTTATAATGACGAGGCGGGTAATAAGTTGAAAGAGATGTTTCGTAATGAAAAATTGTTAGCAGGAGGTGACGCGTATAAACAAGAATTAAAACCTAAAGTACAAGAAATTGCACCTTATTTATCTGCAATGAATGTAGATTATAAGAAGTTATATAACGCAATAGATACTTTTGTGGATAGAGGAATGATGGGTAATGTTTCAATAACAACATCTCCTCCTGATAGTCAAAACAAGCAAACTATAACATTTTCTCTTATTAATGGAAAAAACACATTGAGGTTTTCACGTAAGTTCGAGTCTTTAACAGAGGGTGAATATGAGTTTTATTTAAACGCTATGGAACATTGTCCTCAGGCTTTAGCTTATGATATTGCACAAAACTGTTTAGAAACAAAACAAGGTGTGAATGATTTTGTGAGATTTCTTAAAGGTCTCAATGTAGATGTTTCTTTACAACAAAAATAATTTTCAACAACTTATTAACAACTTTTCAACAATTTTTCAATAATTAATTAGATGGATATTCTTAACGATATAGCACAGTTAAAACCAATACCTACTGATTTGGGTGTTTACGATTCTGCAATTAATGATGTTGATAAAATAACAAATTCGTTTTCATTACCTCAAGCACCATCGTTTGTTGTACCTGAAACTCCTGTAGACACAAACATTAGTCCTGATGTTTTAAACATTATAAAAGGTTTACAGAATAATGTTCCTCAACCACATTCAGAAGATTTGACAGCTTTAGCTAAAGCGGGAAGTGGTGATTCTATACCTAAGTCTGATTTTTTTAAAGTAGATAAGAATGTTGTAACTCCTGATATGTTGCCTGATTTTACTTATAAGAATTTGCTTGGAGAAACTAAGTTGAAGTATGATACTTATGAGTATGGAAGAAATAATGAAGAGATACAGGCATTAAAACAAACTCGTTTAGAGAAATGGGGTAAAGGTCTTACTTCTATGTTGGGTAAGTCACTTGTTCACGCAGTGGGAGGAACTGTAGGTTTAGGTGTGGGAATACAAAAATGGATTGAAGAAGGAAACATAAAAGCGTTTTATGATAATGATTTTGCAAAATCTTTAGATAGATTAAATGAATCGTTAGATAATTCTCTTGCTGTGTATAAGACACAAGAAGAGGAGAATATGAACATTTTGCAAAAAATGGGCACTGCAAGTTTTTGGGCAAAAGATATGACTGATGTGGGCGCATTTATGTTAGGTGCTGTTATTGTTGGTAAAGGTACAGGTTTATTAACGCGAGGTTTGCCAAAAGTTGCTACAAAGTTAGCTGCAAGAAGTGGAATGCAGGCGGTTAAAGCAGCAGAAACAGTGGCTTCTACCGCAGAGAAGGCTCGTTTAATGTCTACTATTAAATCACCTATTAAACAACTTTTACATTCAATGATGAATGGAGGTTCTACTCTTAGAGGAGGTGTTTTTGGAGTAGCGCAAAATGCTAATAATATAGGAAAACTTGTTAAGGGAATAAACACGTTTGGACAGGTTACAATGTCTGCTACATATGAAGCGGGGGTTGAAGCAAGACAGGCTTTACAGTCAATGATTGATAATTATGTTCGTCAATATCGAGAGTTTCACGGTGAAGACCCTTCAGAAGAAGAATATTCAGCGTTTGTAAAAGACGCAATGGATAAATCAAATATTGTATTTTTATCTAACATTCCTTTGGTCGCATTAGGTAATTATGCAACAGTTGGTCGTATTATTGGTTGGCAAACACCTAAGTTTCTTCAACGTGTTGGAAAAGCATTGAACCCTGTGAGATGGGGAGAAAAAACAGCACTTGCAGGTGTTTCTCGTGCAGGTTCAACTTTTGCTTTTGAAGCTCCTAAAGGGTTTGCAAAATTTGGAAAGAAATTCTATAGTTTAATGGAAGCTCCCATAAAGGAGGGTTTAATAGAAGAAGGAGGTCAAAATTTTGTATCTACTTTTGCTCAAAACTATATGGCTACAAAGTATGACCCTACAGCTGGTTCTGAAAACCTTTCTTTTATGGGGGAAATGAGTAAAGCACTTTATGAAGCCTATGGGACAAAGAACGGTTGGGATCAGATAGGTGTAGGTATGCTTATTGGTTTATTGGGTTCTCAGGCAGGTAGAGCTACTGAGGCACATCGTTCAGGTAAAAGTGTAGGCCAGAGCATTGGAGCTTTTTTCACCTCAGATTATACTTCTGAACTTAAAAAGGGTGAAACATTTGTAGATGAGTATAAAAAAATAACAGAAGAAAACAATAAACAGTGGCTTTCACAGGAACAATTTGATTCGTTCAATCGTCTTGCTTCTCTTAATCAACAACGAGTTGCTGATAAAAAAGCAGAGTTATCTAAGAACGAAAGGGAATTGTCAATGATAAATAGAGCAAATCAGCTTGCTCAATATCGTTTAGCTCGTGAATATGGGATGGAGGACTTCATAGGAGAACAGATGAAGTCTCAAATTGATTCTTTAAGTACAGAAGATTTAAATGAACTTGGTGTAAAAGAATCACAACATCAAGAATATAAAGATTTTTTAAAAGAACAAGTTGATTATCAGTTAAAAGTAAATGAACAAGCCTATGATATAGCTGAAAATCTACACGAAAACCTTATGTCTCAAGAACAGCTTGAAGAGTTTGCAAAGATGAATGTAAGTCAATCTGATTTAGTATTTGCTACAGCTTTGGAGCTTTCAATGGGATATGACGCTGTTGAAAGAACTCAACAACTTGCAAAAGATTTAGAAGATTTGTTTGGCAGTGAAGGTGCGGGTAATGCTGTTCTTTTGAGACAACATCTAAGTGAAACAAAATTTAAACAGTTAGAAGAAAAGAATAAATTAATAAAAGAACGGGAACAGTTATCTGAAAATCAGAAGGAATTGGAAAATGTTCTTTTAGCTGAACGTAATAGAACTGTTACAGACCAAAAACAGATTGAAAAAAATGCAGAAATTAAAAATACTAAACTTAATGAAGTATTAGAACAGATTTCTCAGAATGAACAAAAAATTAGAGAAGTAGATAATAAAATACAAGCTCTTAATTATAGACAAAATCGATTAGAAACGATAGACGCTAATAGTTTGTTAGGTGGTATAACAAAAGGATTAGAGTTTTGGGGAGGTATAGTTAATTCTCAATCAGAATTAGATAACGCTTATTCTAAATTACAAGAATTGGACGATGTTGTTAAAGGTGCAAGAGAAGAATTAAATGACCCTAATACATCTAATTCTCGTAAAAAAGAATTAGAAGGTTGGTTAGACCGTTATGCTTATTTGGTTTCTAATTTAAGACAGAACGTTTCGGCTTATAAAATATTACATGACAATTTTATAGAAAGAACAAATCCTCGTTATGCTTATAGTAAGTTTAAAGAAGAAGCCTTATTTAACAAACGTAAAAATGATAAAGTTGCAGAGTTAGAAGAAAATGCTCCTGAGTGGCAAAAAGAGTTGTGGAAAAAGGTAGAGGAAATTGTTGAAAACTCTGAATTGAATGATTATCAGACATATCAATTTAAAGCTAATGCTAAAATTTATATTAAACAAGTTGCATTAGATTTAGAAAAAAGTTCTGAAATTTCAGAAGTTATTAAAAATAACACAGAAGTTATTTCAGACGATGTGTGGCAAAAAGTAGAAGATGGTGAAAATGTTGAAGGTCTTAATGAAAATATTGCTGATAAAATAAATTCAAAGACACCTCTTTCTCAAAGAGAGTTAGCTATATATGCTAAGAATAAATCTGAGATAGACAACATTGTTGAACGTTTACAAATCGAAAACGGAGACCCTATGTCGTTTGGGTTTAGTAGTGGAGAAGAAACAAACACCACAATTGATAGAGCTAAGACATTTAAAGAAGCACTAAAAGATATTATAGATGACTTCATAAAGACAAATAATCGTCTTTCACAGGAAATTGTTGATAATGCCGAAAAACCAACAACTCAAGATTACGAACGTTTTCGTGAACTACACAGAAAAAAAACAGGACGAGACGAGAACGGTCGTATGACAGACCAAAAAACTCGTGAAAAGTTAATGAATGAGTTCGAAGAGAATGAACAAGAATATGAAACATTGCGAAATAAGTTAAATAATTGGGGTATTGTAGCAGGGACTGTTGCTAACGGTGTTAGATTGTCAGATATTATTGAGGTTTACGATTCAATTCAAGAGAATGAAAATCTTTCTCCTGAAAAGAGAATAAAACAAACAGAAATAAATTTAGATGAACTTCTT